GATCACCACCGACGACAAAAAGGCGCGCCCCAGCTCCTACGGCCCCGGCAACACCACGTACGTGGCCGACCCCGAGCAGATCCGCGAGTACATCCAGCAGCTCTCCGACGAGAAGAAGGCCAAGGAGCAGGCCGCGTACGAGGCCGAGAAGGAAGCCGAGAAGGCGGAGCGCAAGGAAGTCAACCGCCGCTTCCCAGGCCTGAACCGTCTGCTGCGCAAGGTCACGTTCCTCGGCCAGGACGCCCGCGAGCACGGGGCGCGCGTTGCGCTGCTGGAGGCCGATACCCGGCTGAGTAGCCGCGACGCCAGGGACGGCAAGGACCTCGCCGACCGCACGGTGCACCTGGACATCAAGGTGTGGGGTGACGCCAACGTGGCCATGATCCAGTCGATCCTGGAGGCCGGGATCGCCGCGCACATCGAGGCGCAGTCGCTCGTCGTGTGCAAGAACTGCGACCTGCGCATCCTGCACACCATCTACGGCCGCGACGAGTTCTGGTGGCACGCCGACACCTCCAACGCCTCCTGCGGCAAGGACACCGACACCAAGGCCGAGCCCGCCACCGATGAGGACCTCCTGCACGACTGCGACGAGCAGGGGCACCTGCGCTGCAGCAGCTACCGTCCCGCCGCCGCGCAGGAGAACTGACCATGCCCAACTCCGCCACCTGCCCCGGCTGCCGGAGCTACCCCGTCACCGTGACGCCGACCGGCGCCCTGCGCGCCCACGACTCCGGCAACGGCGTGCCGTGCCCCGGCAAGGGCTTCCGCCTCGACCAGCCCATGTACCCGCAGTTCATCAAGCTGTGGGGCTGGGACATCGGCCAGCAGCTGATGAAGCGGGAGTTCCCGGACTGGGTCTCGCCGATGGAGAGCGGTCCGCACCCGCAGGAGGCCCTGGAGAAGCTGATCCTCAAGGCGTACCCGACCGCCGACGCCGTCGGGTACGCCGGACCGACGACCGGCCCCAGCAAGGGCATCACGTTCCTCGTCGGCCGCAGCTCGTACTTCGCCGCGCCGGACGGCCACGTCGGCGGCCCCTACATGCGCCGCAAGGATGCCGCCGACGCCCTCCACCACTACATCAAGGAGAACTGATCCATGACCGACAGCCGCCTGAAGTCCGACGAGGAGCGCGAGGAGCGCGAGGACGCCCTGCCCAAGTGGGTGCAGAACAAGCTCGACCTGCTGCGGCGGCGCCTCGCTGACGAGCGCAAGCACAGCGCCGGGCTGCGTGGAGACGTCAGCGAGACAGACACCCTCATCCGCAACTACGACAGGCCGGACCACCTGCTGCCCCGCCGCTCGGAGATCTCCTTTCTGCCCGACCCCGCCCGCCCCGACTACGCGATCGAGTGCACCATGCGCGACGGCGCTTTGCGCGTCCACGGCAGCACGGGCCTGATCCTCAAGCCGCGCATGTCCAACGACGCCATCATCGAGCTGGAAAGCTGATCATGCCCATCGCCTGCGCTGACGACTGGGCCGACGCCCTCGACAAGTACCAGACCGACCACGCCATGAGCGCGGGCGACCTCGTCTCCCACGCCTGCGCCGCCGGGGAGGTCGTGGGCATCACCCTCGACCCCCGGCACCCGGCCGCCGACGACGAGCGGCCCCACCTCGCCGCCGACAACGGCTGGGTCGTCCGCTACGCCCCGAAGTACGGCTGGTGGGAGGGTGTCACCTGGTCGCTGTGGACGCTCGTCCACGAGGCCGCCGGGAGCAGCGACGCCGCCTGGGTGCTGCGCTACGGCATCGGCGCCGACACCGTGGTGTACGAGACGAACCCCTACCTGGCGCCGGACGACCGCTCCGGCGCCCAGGAATGGGGCAAGCGAGCCCTGGCCAGCCGCCACGACACCAACGTCACCGACTGGATCGCGTACCGGCCCGGCCCGGACACCGCGCCCAGCCACTGGATCGCCAAGGAGGACTGACTCATGGGTGCAGGAAAGCCCCGCACCAGCAACGCCGCCGCCCAGGCCCGCAAGGCTGTCATCGATGCCCTGCTGGCTGGGAAGCCCCTGCCTGAGCCGGAGGCCCGGAAGCTGGTCGACAAGGTGGTCGAGGAGTCCCGCCAGGTCGGCTGGAGCAAGGGGTACGACGAAGGCCACCACGACGGAACCTACGAGGACTGACCGTGCCTGTTGCCCTGACCCGGTCCGGCAAGGTGATCACCTGCGACGGCTGCAAGGCGCCGCTCGAAGAGGTCACCGAGGACATGAAGCACCCGATCCCGCCGGGCCTGTACCTGCCGGGCGTGCAGTTCTTCGTCTGCCGCCCGGAGCCCGGCCGCGTCTCCTGCCTGACCCGGGCGCGCCAGCGGGAGGCCGAGCACCTGCGCGAGTGCGGGCGCTGCCAGTACACTCACGGCCGCCTGCGGACGACCGCCCTCATCATGGAACTGCTCAAGGAGACGCCGTGAGCGAGCCGAAGATCATCCAGGCGGTCAAGCCGACCCGGCCCACCTACAGCCTGCGGGAGGCCGAGGACCTGATGACCATCCTCCTGCAGAGCGGGCACCCGCAGGCCGACCACCTCGTCTCCAAGCTGATCACCGCCGCCGAGCAGCCCGGCCCGTACCTGGGGCTGTTGGAGCGCATCCGGACGTCCGTTCTCCTCGGCTCCGAGGAGCCCGCCGAGCCGGACCGCAGCAACTGCGACCGGTGCCATGGCGGGGAGCTGTACGACCTGATGGGGCACACCTACATGGGCCACCGGGTCACCAACTCCCTTGCTCACCGGCAGGTGATGACGTTCCAGCAGCTGACCGCGCACAGCACGGCGTGGCTGCTGGACGAGGGCGGCCTGGGCGCCAAGGGGTTTCACCTGGTCCGAGAGAAGGTCGGCGGCAGGGCCTGGTCGGTGATGGAGGCCCTCACGGAAGACTGACCCACCCCTAGACGCGCAACTGTTGATGCATTAGAGTGGAGCCGTTGTCAGGTGCTCTCGCCCGCCAGCTGGGTACCCGCAACCAACCACCACCACCCCCCTCGACCCGCCACGAGGAGAACACCCCGCCATGCGTCCCATCCTGGCGTTCGCGCCGATAGCACCGTCCGCCCTCACGCCCGCCGTCTGGCTGTGGCTGCACTACCACTACGGCTCCACCCCGCAGGGCCAGGCCCTGTGCTCCAACGTCACCGGCCTGTACGCGGTCGCCGCCGCCGTCCTCGCCATCGTCGGCCGCGCCTGGGTGACCCCGAGGGCCGAGCGGTGAGCGACGACGGCCGCAGAGAATGGGTTGCCGCCAACCGGCCCTGCATCACCGAACTCCTCATCCCCCGCGCTTTCCTGGACGCCAGTGCCCTCTCGGACGAGCCCGACGCGCCGGAGGAGCTGAACGCCCGGCTCGGCGTCGCCTCCGAGTGCCGCCCGGCGGCCGGGAACTGCGTGCGCGTCGCCTGGCCCGTGGATCTCCTGCAGCCCCTGGCCGACTACGCCGAGAGCTGCGAGCGGGCCTGGACCGGCCGCACCTGGAGCACCGCGCACGTCGCCGCCGGAGCCCTCGCCGAGCACCTCCACCTGACGATCGCCAGGGAGTCCCAGTGATGCAGCCGATCACCATCGAAGAGGCCGTCGAGCTGGGCGTGCCGGAGTGCTTCTCCAGCGAGTTCGCCTTCCTGGAGCGCACCGGTCAGCTGCCGCTGTACGCGGGGCCGGTCGAGCCGGACTGGGGCAGCGACGCCTACGACCCCTACATGGACGAGCGGTGGGAGGAGCCCACCGTCCGTCTCACCAAGGACCTGCCCGTGCCGGTCAGCGAGCCGGAGCCGTTGAAGGTCATGCCGACCGGCCGCGCCGGTCACGAGCCCTGGTGCGACGTCGACCACAGGCCCGTCCGCGAGCACTGCCCGCCCCCGTTCTGAGGGAGACCTGATGCGCCGCCGTGACACCGTCAAGTACGCCGCCGTCCTGGTCGCCGTGTTCGGCACGATCATCTGCGCGGCAGAGTTCCAGGACACCGGCGCCCAGCCGGTCCCGATGCAGCCTCATGTCGTCTCCATCACCACCACCCCGAGCTGCTCCCCGAGCGGCCTCGACACGGCCGCCGCTCTGGAACGGGCCCGCGAGGACGCCCGCCGGGTGCAGCACGAGGTGATGGACAACGCCAGCCGTTCCGCCACTTCGTGGCTGGCCCCGTAGACCACCCACCACACTGTCAACTCACGTATCCCTAGGGGGGATCATGTACGACCCGAACGTTCCGCAGCAGCCCGCCAAGACCTCGCGCCCCTGGTACAAGATGAAGCGCACCTGGGCCGGTGCCTTCGTCGGCCTGTTCGTCATCGGCTCCATCGCGGGCGGCAACGACAAGGCCAAGGACACCGCCAGCGCTCCGGCTCCGGCGCCGACGAAGACGGTCACCGCGACCCCGTCGGCCACGTCGGCCGACGACGCCCTCAAGCAGCTGCAGAAGGACAACAAGAAGGGCCAGGACGACCTCAAGAACGCCATCGAGAAGGCGTCCAAGTCGGCCGAGGCAGCTGCGCCGCCCGCCGACAACGGCGACCTGCCGGACCTGGTCGGCATGAACCACCAGGCCGCCCAGGACGCCGCCCAGGCCGCCGGGTTCTTCAACCTGCGCGAGAAGGACGCCTCCGGCGCCGAGCGGATGCTGCTGTGGGACCGCAACTGGAAGGTCTGCAAGCAGGAGCCCGCCCCCGGCAGCCACTCCACGGAGATCACCGTCACGCTCTACTCGGTGAAGCTCGAAGAGTCCTGCTGAACCACCGTCCACCACCACAACGCATCCCAGGGGGGATCATGACCAGCCCGTACACCACTCCGCCCGCCCCGCGTCCCGCCGACGCCCGCCCGCTGTACAAGCGCAAGCGCGTGTGGGCCGGTGCCGTCCTGCTCCTCGGTATCGGTTCGGCCATCGGCAGCTCCGGCGACAAGACGGAGCCGGTGGCCGCCAAGCCCGCCGTCCACGTCACCGCGACCGCCACGGTGACCACGACCGTCACCGAGACCCCGGCGCCGAAGGTCACGGTCACCAAGACCGCCAAGCCGAAGCCCGCGCCGACCGTCACCGTCACCGAGACCGAGACCGCCGACAGCGGCTACAGCTACGACGACAGCAGCGGCGGCACGAGCGGGGGCGACAGCACCTACTACAGCAACTGCTCCGAGGCCCGCGCCGCCGGAGCCGCCCCGCTGTACTCCGGTGACCCCGGCTACGACTCCCACCTCGACCGCGACGGCGACGGCGTCGCCTGCGAGTAGTCCGATCCCGCACCGCCCCGACGGCCGCGCCCGACACAATGGGGCGCGGCCGTTCCTTCCCGCCTAGGAGAACACCACCATGCCCACCAGCCAGCGCAGACTCTTCTTCACGCTCGGCGGCCTCGCCCTCATCATCGCGGGCGGCACCTTCTGGCTCGTCGGCGACGAGAACTCCGTCACCGGCGACAACCGGATGGACATCCACTCCTCCGCCGTGTGGGGCGAGGTGCTCAACTACGAGAGCACCGAGAAGAAGGACTACGACGACGCCAAGATCCTCAAGGAGAAGGGCGAGAACCAGAAGAACACCGGTGCCTCCCTCTTCGCCGTCGGCGCGATCGCCTTCGTCCTGCGCTTCACCGCCCGCCCGTCTTCCAAGGAGGTCTGATCATGGCCGTGCACCTTCGTGACCGCATCACCCGCGTCCTCGACGAGGCCCACGTCCCCGCCGTGGACATCCACGAGGACGAGCCCGGCGGCCCTGCCCACGTCCGGGCGCCCGGGTACCTCATCACCGAGACCGCCGACCCCGAGGAGCGCCCCGACCGCATCGGTCTGGCAGTCGTCTCCATCGTCGGCCGCGACGGCATCCCCGACTCGGCCCGCCAGTACGAGCGCGCCGGGCTCCGCGCCACCGCCGTCTTTGCCCTGGACCGGGCCGGGTTCCGCACCCGGCCGTCCGGCGAGACCGGCGACGGCATCCTCGTCATGGAGGTGTGACATGGCTCTGCCTGCTCTGCAGAAGGGCGAGCCGCTCGTCCTCGTGTCGGAGGACCGCAACGCGAGTGCCGAGGAGGTCGTCGTCTCCCGGATCGGTCTCGTGTACGTGTACGTCACCAGGAAGGGCGCCGCCTACGAGGACGACACCAAGTTCGACCGTGTCACCGGCGCGGCCAAGCAGAACATCGGCTGGGCGCGGACCCTGGTCACGCCCGCGCAGTACGCGGAGATGAAGGAGCGCGAGCAGCTGCTGGCCGACCTGAAGGACGCCGGGGTCAACATCGAGCACCGGCACCGGGACACGGTGCCGCTGGCCAAGCTGCGCGGCCTGCTGGCCGTCATGAAGGAGGACGAGGGGCCCGCGCCCGCAACGCGCCTGACGCACGACCCGCTGCCGCGCGTCGGCCGCCGGTTCTGGCATGCCCACAAGGTCGTCGAGGACATCAACCCGGACACCGGCAAGCGCGACCCCGAGCTGTGCAAGATCACCAAGATCACGGCAGGCCGGATCTACTACCGCGTCGGCATCGACCCGGCCGACGGCAGCGGCGGCGGCAGCTGGTACAGCGAGGTGGACCGCTTCCCCGGCGAGGTCCTGCGCTGGGCCTATGACACCGAGACGAAGTACGCCCGCCTGCTGGCCTGCGGCCTGTGCTTCGAGGAGAACGGCGAGGAAGTCCACCCGCACCCCGAGTGCCCGATGCCTGGTGGGCAGTCGGCGTGAGGTCCGTGAAGTCTCTGCTGCTGGAGCTGGCCGCCTCGCACCCGGACGTCGTCGCGGCTGAGAAGGCGAAGAAGGAGGCCCGCTACAACAGTCCCGAGGCGCGCCGGGCGCGCTCCGAACGTTCCACGAAGGCCGCTGCCACCGTGCGCGCCCGCCGGAAGGCCCAGGAAGCCCTGGAGGCCGACATGGAAGCACGCGAGCCCACCGGCCCGACCTGCGGCTCCTTCGGGATCATCCTGCAGGCGCAGGAGACCGAGTGCGATCGGCCGCCGCACAAGCACGGCGACCACCAGAATTGGGCTGGCGACCGCTGGCCCAGCTACGAGGGGGAGTACGACGAGATGCTGACCGTGACCACTGACAACCTGCGGGATCTGCTGGCGAGCGGGGCCGAGGACCCGGTGCTGTACGTGTCCAGGGACGAGACCACCGGCGAGCCGGTCCGGCTGGACATCTGGGCCGAGGCCCTCGTGCCGCACGGCGACATCGTGGTCCGCAAGCACGAGCTGGTCGACGCGCTCGGCGGCCCCAACCACCCGGACGGCGTGACCCAGGACGCCCTGGAGCACCTGCTGGAGGGCTACCAGGCCGAGGTCGACACCATGGAGGAGGCCAGCGAGCCGGACGGCGTCTACGACGGCGAGATCCGCTGATCAGATGGCATGGGCCCGCCCCTTCACCGGGGCGGGCCTTTGCGTTTCCCGAACCAGTAGACGCGCAACGATTGATGCCCTAGAGTGGGATCACTGCCTAGGAACAAGGGAGCAACCCCATGACCATCGACATGACCCAGCTCGCCGAGCTGATGAACGCCTCTCCGGAGTGGCAGGCCCGCGAGGGCCGCGAGCAGATCGCCCCCGAGCGCTGGGGCAAGGACCACTGGAGCCTCCTCGGCTACGTGGAGAACGTGGAGGTCGAGTACAGCGGTCGCATCACCTGGGACCGGCTCACCCTCTCCCAGCGCAACTGGCCCATGCTGTGGGCCGCCCGCAACCGGCACTCCTCCCTCGGCGGCGAGGACGCGGCCGACCAGTACGGCCTGCGTCTCAAGCCCGTCGGCGGCGAGTCGGTCACCGTGTACGGGCACTGCGAGGCCGACGCCCTGATGGACATGGTCGACGCCAGGCTCATCACCATCGAGATGCCGGGCGTCAGCGAGGACGGCGAGTACTTCCTGAAGCCGAACGGCCGCCCGCTCAATGGCTCGTACGACCCCCGGCCGGGCCTGATGACCGGCCACACCGAGTGGCGGCTGATGCCGTGGGCCCGCTTCCGGCTCACCGAGCTGGGCCGCGCCGTCGCCAACGAGCTGCGCGCGCACAAGGCCAAGGACGGCGCCACCTGGTCCAGCTTCGAACCGACCACCCTGGTGGCCGCCCCGGAGGGGGTCTGATGTTCATGGTGCCCATCCCCGAGAGCTGGGACCCGTCCCCGCACGGCTGGCACCCGGCCGAGACGACGATCGAGCCGCTCGATGGCCAGGACGACTCGGTGTACCTGCTGCGGTTCGCGCCGCCGCTGCTGCTCCCGGCCGCGCTGGCCATCTTCCGCAACCCGGCGAGCGGCCAGCGCGTCGCCTGGTACGGGCCGCTGGCCACGGAGAGCGCGGAGCAGATCGTCCAGGGTCCGGCGCTCGCGACGATCGGCATCTCGCCGGACGACTGGGGCCCGGAGGACCGGCAGCCCACAGTAACGAGTAAGTAAAAAAACAGATTTCCGTCGATCAATTGACGCACGTTTCGGCAATATCAGTGACGGCCGCCACATCCTGACCTCCATCAGGTGCGGCCGTCTCTCGTTCACCTCTTGACCCGCCACAGGAGGGCCCCATGCCGCAGATGACCGCTACCGTCAAGCCGCTCGTCCGCCTCGGCGGAACGATCCGCCTGACCGCCCCGCGCAGCGACGGCTCCGTCGTCGAGCTGGAGCTGACCCAGGGCAGCAAGCGTGGACACGTCGTTCGCGCCGTGACCAGCAGGGACGGCTCCCTGGTGTCCGTCTCGGCGCGCTCGTGGCCGCTGTCCGGCGCCGAGCCGCAGCTGGCCGCCGACGTCCGCGAGGCAATTCAGATCGCCGAGAACCGCTTCGCCGAGAGCGTCGAGCGCTAGCCTCGGATTGCCCGCCAGGCACCCATTCGTTCCGACTCACCGCCAGGAGTCCCCATGGCCCGCAATAGCATCACCAGCAAGCTGACCGCCGCCGAGCGTCAGGCCCTGCTCCACGCCGACCCGGGCACCGGCCGGATCAACGCATCCGGCTGCAACTTCCGGGAGAGCCTGCGCGCCAAGAAGTACGCGAAGTCCGTGCGCGGAACCCTGTACCTGACCGAGTACGGCTGGCGGCTGCACGCCCGCCTGAAGGAGGAGCACACGGAGTTCGCCGTCTCGGGCGTGCCGTGGGCGAAGATAGAGGTGATCACCGACCTGTACCTGCTGAACGGGCTGAGCGTCGAGGAGATCTCACGCCGCACCCGCGTGCCCGGCTCAGGGGTCATGGCCGTGCTCGCCTTCCGACAGGTCCTGCCCGCCGCCTGAACTGCCCGCATCCCACCCCATGGCATCCATTGATGCGTTAGAGTGGGTCAATTGTCCACGCCACCCCCTGGAGCCCCACCATGCGCCTGTCCGAGCTGAAACCGCGAGAGCTGTACGCCACCAAGGCGGCCTCCCGAACGGCCGCCCGCCGCTCCACCGGCCCGGCGCTCCTGCTGGACACGCGCCTATGGGAACTCACTCCCGGCTCGGAGGGGGCCTCCTTTTCCCTGGCCCCCGCCGACGCCTCGTCCAGGTCGGGAGTCCAGGACAGCAGCACCGGCGCGCGGCGGGGCATGCTCGTCATCCAGGCGAGCCCCGCCTCCGCCTATACCAAGGGCTTCGACGAGCAGGCGGTGGCCGACGAACTGGCCGTCATCGGCCAGCAGAAGGACATCGAGAAGCTCACTCGTCTCGTCCGGCGTGACGCCATCGACCGCGTCCTCGGCGACCTGCGCGAGAATCTGTCCGCGACGCTCATTCTCAACGTGACCCCGCTACAGGCCCTCGTCGACCCGTGGCAGGCCGCCAAGAAGTACCGGTGCCCCGAGGCCTCCACCTGCAGCGCGGAGGTCAGTCTCGACGCTGCCGACCGGGTGCGCCCCCACGAGAACGACCAGGGCGAGCGATGCGCGGCCAGCCTCACGCACATGTCCGCCAAGGCGCGCGAGGCCAGCCTCATCCCGTAGACGCGCAACACGTGATGCGTTAGAGTGGAGATCTCGCCAAGGGAACGAAGGAGAACACCTTGACCACCACGCCCACGCCCGAAGAACGCCGCGCCCGCATCCGCGAGCTGGTCAACCTGTTCCTCGACGCCGAGGCCGACGTCGCGCTCGCCAGCGACTACGGCGCCATGACCGATGAGGAGCTGCTGAAGAGCGACGTCGGCACCCGCGTGCGCGAGATCCTCTTCCACCAGCTCGACAAGCAGGGCAAGGAGTTCTACGCCAACGCCCGGCTCAAGGGCTCCGGCTCGGCCATGCTCGCGGGCATCGCCCTGGCGCGCGACTGGGTCTACCCCGAGCCGATGTGGGACGGTTTCCGCGACGCCGCCGAGTGGGACGAGCCCTACACGCCGACCGCCAAGGACCGAGAGGAACTGCAGCGCCGTATCGAAGCGCGCGGGGGTGTCGACGACCACGCCCAGGCCGAGCAGATCGCCATGAAGATCGCCGATGAGAACGGCTTGGGCGCCGAAGAAACCCCCAAACCGGCCGAGGACGCCGAGCCGAAGGAGTGGGGCATCGTCCAGCTCTCCCACCGGACCCAGTCGCCGCTGCGGCGAGCGACGGTCCACAAGGCGCCCTGCGCCGCGCTGGCGAAGGCAGTGAAGGCCGGGACGACCAGGGAGCGCACCCTGGGCGAGCTGTGGAACGTCGTCATCGCGGGCTTCTACGCGGACGGGCCGGAGCCGGGCACCAACCTCACGACGGTCTACACCCTGTGCGTGCAGTGCGGCGCGGACCAGGCGCTACAGCAGGCCAAGGGCGACGACCTCGAAGCCTGGAAGAACGGCACGCGGCTGCAGAGGGCCTGACCATGCCGGACCCGACCGCGTACACCCTGATGTTGGCCTCGGAGCACAAGCAGGGCCTCCACGAGGACACCCCGCACAAGATGTGCAGGCAGTGCCACCCCGCCGAAGCGGCACTCCTCGACCAGCTCAACGACGACCAAGCCTGACCAGCCGGGCAGCCCGCCAACTGCCCGGCCCCGTCACTTCTTTACAACTCCATCAGCAGTTCCTCGACCGCCACGAAGGAACACCATGACCGCCATCATGAACCGGCGCACCATCGCGGGCGCCGACGCCTACCTGCGCCTGAACCACCGCACCCGGCACGCCGAGATCGTCCACGGCTCCCAGGTCGACTACGTCCTCACCCAGGTCCACTCGGACCGCGACGTCAAGCCGCAGAAGGGTGGGGGGTTCGTCGTCACCGCCGACGACTGGACCGTCATTCAGTACGTCCCGCTCCACTACAGCCAGGACATGCGCAAGCTCGACGGGGAGTACCAGCACTGGGCCGCGCCCACGGGCGGCAAGCCGATCCCGCAGACGCAGCCCATGAGCGGCAAGGGCCTGCAGACGCTCGTCCGGCGCGCGCCGGGCCACTTCTACCTGACCCGGCTCGGCGAGATCGTGCACCTGCAGCGGGGCCGGATCGTCAACCAGTTCAGGCCGCTGACGGCCGCCGACATGGCCACGGCCGCCTGAGAGGATGACCGGCATGGCGAAGGACGTGTCTCCCGAGGCGGAGACGACAGGGAAGCTGACGGCGACGTACCTGGTGTACGTGTCCGTCGAGGAAGAGGAGCAGGTCCCGGAGGCGGCGAAGGGGCTGAAGGCGCCGCTGCGGAAGGCCGTCGAGGAGTCGTGCCCCGGTCAGGCCGGGTGCGCGGTGGTACAGAAGGTGATCAACGCGGCCCCGCCCGAGGGGTCTGGGTTCAGGGGGTGGACGGTCATGGTGACGGTGCTCATCGACCTGACCGTGTGGCGCCGGGACCTGAGCCTGACGGATGGCCGGTACGCGT